AAGGAAGCCATCTTTATCACAAACTGTTTCCATATGAGACCGTGGATTATATTCTGGTCTAGCTAACAACACCGCCCCGGAGCCGAAAAATGGCTCTATATAATGCTTAGGCTGACCCAATGCTTTCCATACAATTTTAGCAACAGGCAATTTTCCACCAAAATATGGAAAGGGAGCTTGTAACATTTTAAACTTCCTATTATTTTCACCAATCTTTTGAAAAGCAATTAATCATAGCTTGCTTTGTTCTCATTAGGATTATTCCTAACTGGCAGGGTGTTGTTTTTATATTCTATACATTAACAACCCCGCTTACACCCCTAGTTTTCTCAATTCTGAATACCTTATCCGCGTTACCAATTATTTCCTCAGATTCATCTTCACCAGTTATCATAATTATTTGTAAATTCAATTTTTCAGAAATCAATTGTAACAATTCACTTACTTTTTCATGTGCACTACGGCTATGAAGAAAATGAAATGGTTCATCAAGCAACAGTACAGGCCTTGTAGATTTTGATAGCGACCACAAAGCAACACGCAAGGCAAATGCAACCACATTTATCAAACCACCACCTTCAGAATCAGAAGGTTTAATTAAGTGGCCATCTTTATTAATTAAATACATATCTGCCTCAGTTCTTCCCCTCCGTTGAGTAAATTCCAATTTAAATAAATAATCATCATTTGGGAAAATTGCCTCAATCGCAGCCGATACCATATCATTAATATACCATGATAATTGCTGTTGAGTTTGTTGTGCTACATTCTGAATGATTATTTGCGCTTGCTCAATATCTGATCTCATTTCCATTAATGAATCAAGTTTAGCAAGCTTATCTTGTTTATTCCGTATTATGTGCTCAAATTTGCCTTTTTCTTGCTCAAGCTTCTGGCGAATTTGATTGATTTCACCAGTAAGTTCCCTTGTAGCCTCCCACTTCCCAATTTCAGTCACCAACCCAATTCCTCTTTTATAGTTTTAATACCGAATTCAATTTCTGATTTTAATTCGTCAATTTTTTCAGATAGTTCATCAATGTATTCTTCAGCTTCTTCATCTGAGGAGCAACCAAACTCCTCGGCACGTTGTTTTTGCAATTGCTCAATTTGCCCCTCAACTCGACTAGCCTCAGTTTTCATTGATTCTATTTTATTTTTCAAATTGAGCAATTCTTGGGCGATATCCATGTTAAGCCTCCAAACATTTCCAAATTAACTCTTTGACTTCTTTCTTTACCGAATTTGCTTGAAAAAACATTTCCAGATTTTTCTCAAAACTCAATGATGCTTCCCACTCATCATTCAAACCATCAACAAAAGCCATTATTCGCTCATCTTTTTGTTTTGTTGTGTTAATCTCATTCAGATCAAATACATCATCATCAATTGGTAATAATATTTGTTCAATTTTGTCACTTTCATACTTATAAACGCAAGGTTTATGATCAAACTGTGAAATAGTCGTGCGCATTATACTTCCAGGATTAATCAACCAGCAATTTGGCATCATTCCTTTCTTTTTCACAACATTAGTAAATGTTTGATGATTATCACCAGTAACAATCAAATTGAAAAGTTTCCCATACTTTCTGAGAATCGTTGTAGCTTTATCAGCTACTTGCCCAGGCCAAAGAGGCTTTTCATTAATTACCATATGATGCCAGAGCAATATTCTTTTCTTATCATCCCTACCAAATTTTATATCTTCTGGGGGAAATTCCCCATAAGGAACTCCCACAATAGTGTAATTAGATGATGATTGACAGACACCTAATGATTCACCAAGCATTAATTCAATTGCTCCAGCTGCACATAGAACCCCTAAACCTGAATCCTGGATTCTTGCTAAACTGTGGCTTGGTAAATCATGTTGCCCAGGGACCACGATAGGCTTGACTTTATATTCATTAAGCAAATTGATTATCCATTGCTCCAAAAAGGGCCCAGGTTTAGGGTGGTGAAAAAAATCCCCTGCCACAAGTAGTGGTGGTGACTTTTGTGCTAGAGTTAAAATGAATCTTACTTTTTTCTCCATTGAAGAGAAAAAATTATCAACTCTTGCTCTTGGTGTTGTTCTACGCAGGTGCCAATCCGCAGTTAATATCATGTTTCAAAACACTCCCACACAGAGGACAAATTGGAGGCATCAATTGGTCTAGCTTTTGTTCTAATTGTTTTATTGCAGTTGTTTTTTCATTAAACAAACTCTTTGAACTTGATATTTTCTCATGCAACTTCTTCAATTTCACTAACATCTTTTTGCTCTGTTGATAATCACTATTCTGTTCTATTAACAAATTAATATTTTCTGATGAAATCAATTTTGACTTGATAGATGATTTTTTGTTTTTGAAGCGTAACAAATCTGCTTGGATTTTTCGCAATAGATGAAGCGTGTACTCAAGCTGCTCAAGTTCTGATTGCTTTTGAATTAATTCAGTTATCCTTGGTTCAATATCTGGTGGTAGTACAATTCCTTCTAACTTCACTCTTGCTTCATTCAATCTTGACTGAATTTCATTAATTTTGTTACACTTGTATGATAATTCCTTGAATTTGTTTTGTTGATTTTCTAATTCAACCACATACTCTTCAACAGCTACCAAATCTGGGAACTGTTCGATTAACTCATTTAACTCTGAAATCAATGAATTACAAGTTTTGATTTCTTGCTCATTTCTCCGCCTCGCACTAGTAATATTAGCAAGTGCAACATCTATCAAATCAATATGAACAATCTGATTCAAAAAGCGAGCAACCTGACCTGGGCTGTCAAATAAAAGAAAGGGTGAATCAAATTGTAATTGTAAGTTGATTTTTGATAGATTCAAAACTTCTGATATTGGTTTTGGTACATCTTGTCCAAAACCAGAAAACACTTCCCCATTTAATCTGTAAATATTATCAGAGGAATTTTTCAAACGGCTTATCGTTTCACCAGAGTACAATTCCAAATCAGCACAAGTTGGCTCTTTCTTTGCCCAACTACTCTTGAATTCATCACCAGAGGGTCTATTTTCAATCAACCACCTTAAAGCACGGAATATAGAGGTTTTCCCATGCCTTGAAGGACCTATTATCACATTCACTTTTTTTGAAAAGTTAAATTCTGTATCTTTATGTGATTGAAAATTTACCAAATGTAGTTTTTTTATCATGTATCACAACCTAGAAGAATTTGACAACCTGTGGAAAATTATGCAAAAACCAAAGTGATATCCACATTCACTTGACCACTTCTAACCCAGAAATCTAGAAGTGGAATACACATTTATTCCTCAATTACTTTCATTACAGTAACATCCACATATGGCATAGATTTGAAATCAGTTTCTGTCAAATTGATAACATCACAAACAACGACACAATCAAATTCTGTGGTAGCCGTGTGAATAAGTTTGTTTAAATCATCAGTTGTCTTATTTATTTGCATAACTAATTCATTTATTTTCAATTCGACCCCTCCAATCAAATTTTCTAAAATCACTTACAGACAATCACCATAGTAGTATCCACCCCGAAGACGTCAATCACCCAAGAACTACCGATATTGTTTCTGCGGTTAGTCATTTCTCACCCGATAATTCTCCAAACTCCAATCCTTTTCTTTGCCAGAAGGAAGTGGAGGAGGAAACTTTGGGGGATATCTTTCAGGTTCACGCTTGAACAATTTCCATGCCTTCATTAAGCTGTCCAAACTATTCATAATTTTATAGAAACCGCCTCCAGGAATATGAAATTCTATCCAATTGGGCCCATTTGGTGGCAATTCACTAGAAAATGAGTAAAACACTTTCAACTTTTCAGGGACTAAACCTCCAGCATTGGGATGGTTCACTATCGCCTTGGATATTTGATTAACTGCAAACTGCATTTGTTTCCTGAATTTAGATTTGGGTTTAGTCCTTGGAATAGTTAATTGATGAGTAAGTTCTGGAATAAGTGGTCTTGCCTTAGCAATTCTTTTCTTTATTGAGTTCCCAAAATTCTCCATGATTACACCTCACAACACAACCAAAAAAAGCCTCACCATCAATTACAACAACTGGTGGAATTCTGTTTTTTCTTAAGCGATGTGGTCTATCCAATATAACCATCCAATTTGTATTTTCATACAAATTTGCCTTGCACTGTTTTATCGCTTCAGGCAAATTCCAATGCTCACCAGACTTGCATTCAATAGTAAAAGGGAACAATTTTCTAACTTCAGATGACATGCGAACATCTGGACCTGATTGACCCATTTCTCTGCTAGCAATTTCCTCATCCTTTCCCCAAGGTTTACCAGTTACTTCACTTATTTTTTGACATGCCCATTGCTGTAAACTTCGAGCGATTCTTTTGGCAGAATATAATTTGCGACTTTTTGTGAATATTGAGCTAAGGAATTTACACTTCTGCACAATGGTTTTTGGATTCTTACCAGTTAATTCCTCAATAATAGACCAATGCTCATCAGTTAGAATATTATTCAAATCACTTATTAATTCACCCTTCTTCTTTTTCACGTTCACCTTCTTATTTTTTCTTTTCTTAGCACTCTCACATTTTTTTCCAACTCATCCCAAACATCAACCACCCAATCTTTTATATCCTGCTCTAGGTTATTGTCCTCAACATACTTAATTGCAGAATCCAACGCTCCACTTGGCATGTTTTGTGGGAAATATTTGTTACCGACGACATAGCCAAGCGCTTTTTTACTTGGTTCAGTCGGGTGCTCAGACATCGCTCCAACTGATTTGAGCCACTCTAAATTAGCCCCAATATCATCAACACCATAACCGAATACTAATCTTATCGGTGCAGTACGCCATTCAATATCGCATGAATTCTTATTGATAAAAGCCTCAATGTTTTTGCCGATAATATGATTACCCCTCATGATTTTACCAACAATACGCAATTGTATTCTAATGCTAGCGTAGAATGGAATAGCATGTCCACCAGGCGTTATCATTTTGGGAGCAAATGGACCTGCATCAACATTTTCACGCAATTGGTTAGTGCAAATCATTAATATGTTATAATTTTTTATGTGTCTGGCAATAATGCGCAATCCTTCTGATAATTCTTTGGCCCGCCGTTGGCCCATTTTGTCGCCTTGATCTAGCTCCATGCGAGTTGATAATGCAGCTAACGAATCGACCCCCTCACAATTAATAAAATCAGGGTTAGGACACCAAGCTTGATCATGATCCCGCTTGGTTTTACCACCCTTGATTACAAGAGGCCCAATTATTGATTCAATCACATCCGTTACTGTATCAGGACGAAAATAATATTCCTGATCGAATTTTACACCCATCTGAAGACAATAATCTGGATCAAGCCTAGCCTCAGGGTCTTTTATTCTTACTTCACCCCCAATTCTTTGCACTGAACCAACGACTTCAGCCATAATAGTAGTTTTACCTGAACCTGGTGGGCCAGATATTTCTACTAATATGCCTCCTGGCAATCCACCATATCTACATTTCAAACCAGAGATCGCTTTGTCAAGCAATGTGCTGCCAGTGCTAACAGTTTTTGACCAATCTATTGGTTTGTCAAATTGTTGAGGAGCAGTCATAGCAATTCCTTTAATTTGCTCAACGAGATCATTCACCATCGTAATGATATCAATTGCCACTCTATTCAAGACCGGAGTGGCCACGGGCTAGGTTAGAAATATGGCGACTATTTCTGTGGCCGTCTGGGTATAGGTTTCCGAGCCTTAGGCTTGGGCTTGGGTTGTGGAGGGGCCAGTTCCAGTGGTTCTTCATGTGTTTCTTCATGTGTTTCTTCCAACCTCTTTTTGGCCTCCTCACACGCAACCCTAAATTCACAGTTCTCACATTCTTCCCAAGTATCAAAGGATTCACCCAATACTCCACCATAATTAGCAAAAGGACACTTAGTTTCAGGTGTGCCGAAAACTGGCTGCGTTTGAGGCCCTTCCCAAAATGGGACCTCTGAAATTACTGGGGCTACAGTTGCACCAGTCGGTTCTCCCCCAATTGGGTGTTGTAAACCAGCTTCAATTGCATCTTTGACCTCTTCATAAGTCGGTATATGAAGCAAGTCACCTAGTGTGTAAACACTACTAAGAACATGTGGTGGTATCGGTTCATTGCGAACTATAAAATCATGCCCTTTATAGTCAAAAAATTGCCCTTTCTGAACCACCTCAAATTTCACATGCCGGCCACCTTGTGGACCCGCAGTTGGCCACATATAATTAATATAACCGGTAGGATTGTCAGGGGTAACCATCGGTTGCTTTGCACGACTTTGCAAGTGTGATTCCATAAAAGCATTATTGATATCCCAAACCATTACTGGTTCAGACCAAGTGATTTGATTTGGATTTAGGTGATGGATTATATTGTAAATCCCAATAGGATATTTCCCTGATCCATAAACATTTGCTGCTTCTTGTGTCACATTAGGATCAGCCATAAGTTTATTTCTCTGCTCACAAGCTGGACAAGCCTTGCCATAAGTTCTCGCCAAACATATGAACCAATCCTGATTAGGGCCAATACCCTTGTGAACATAAACCCAGCACATGTGAGTCAACTGTTCTGGTCTTAACTTCCCAGCTACAACAAGAGGATGATGTTCACCAGCTGGTGCCATAACAATATCAATCACATGAACCCCAATTGATGGTTTGAAACGTGGCACATTCTGAATTTTCGCCAAATCAAAAATACTTCTGCCACCTGCACCATCCTTGATAAGATAAGATTCCCTAGCGGTAATCTCTGCATCTTGGACATATCTTGAGTAATCAAATTGATCCATCATTACCTCCATCTTTTTTCATTCTCTTTTTTAATTCTTGATAAAACTCAAGCCGGCTGAAATAATAGGCCTTGAATAACAAACGCAATATAAACCACCAACCAATCAAACAGAGAAAAAATACCCCAAGCCATGCTAATGGTTTTATTATAAAATCAAACATTATTTTCTCAGTGCTGAACGTTTTGGAGTTGGTTTCCGATAAGATTTTTCTGTGATGATTTCTTCACCACCATCAGGGAATTTTTTAACTATCATGAAATCATTTTGAGGAAGTTTCCCTGCCTTTTCAAATGCCTCTTCTTTTGTTGTGTAAGGCCCAGCGATATAACCGTCACCATTTGCTGGTTTAACACAATACATTGGCGGTGGTTGATTTTCAATAATTGACTTTTCTGTTGCTTTTTGTGATGCAGCCGCTTTCATTTTGGAATCACCTTGAACATGCGGTTCTGACCAATAACTACTCAAATACAATTTTACCAAATCCTCTAATATTGGCCTCCTAGCATTCATCGCCATCACACCAGCAAAAGTTACATTTACATCATGTTCTGCCTCACGAAGCCTTTCTTGTGCCTCAATATAATTTGGAGAAGTCTTGATTTTGCTGTCGATCACTGCCTCTGTAAACTTTGATCCTGATGCTGATAACTCTGTTCTTATACTTTGATCAAGCTCAGCTTTTGTTATATCCAAGGCTTGTTTAGCCTTATCTCTATCAAGCTGAGCTTGCGCATGAGCGAGACTATACCTCATCATTTTTTGCGCTTGCAATAACAACTCCTCATCTAATTTGTGTTTATCTATTGCAAGATCACTTTCATAATCAAATTTCCTTTCAGACATATTGATACTCCTTTGTTTATTTATATATATTATAGCTTTCTCGTCACTAAATAACTTGCCAACACCAAACCAGCCAAACCAGAATCATAAAATGGTTGACTGAATGATTGAATAACCCTAGCCGCTTGTGGATTCGGTCGTTCGCTAAGCAAAACTTTGCACATATATGATAAAACTGCATAACGTATTTTTTCAGCATCAACCTTATTTGGCAGGGCATTCAATTGTAATCTGCAATGACCCCAATCACTAGTTAACAAAGCTCTACACAAATCAATAATTGATGCTTCTGTTATCTCAATTTTCCTTATCACTTGAATAATTTGATCCAAATTATCCATATCTACGATTTGGTCCAAAATGCTCAGAGCGATTCCTGGACTACCATTAGATGATTTGATTATCTCAGAAATTATTTCTGAAGGGTAATCTTCAACGTTTACATTTTCTTTTGCTAGTGCAGATAACAAAAAAGCTGTCATTTCTTTATCAGTAAGTGGCTTTACTTCAAATTGATGACAACGCCGTTTCACTGTAACTTTTAATTTCTGTGGATCAGTTGTGCACAGTATGAAGATAACATGTTTTGGAGGCTCCTCAAGTGCCTTTAACATAGCATCCTGAAAAAAGTCATTGGCCTTGTGAACCTCATCCATACAGTAAACCTTGATTTTGCTAGAGAATGGAGCGAAATGAAGATTTAGTTTGATACGCCTTGCATCATCAATACCTCTCGTATCACCGATATCAAGTTCATGGTAATCTCTATCAGAACAACCTATTTCTTTAGCAATAATTCTAGCCAAAGTGGTTTTCCCACAACCTGATGGGCCCGTAAATAAGTATGATCTTGGTTGATCCTTTCTTGACAATATTGTTTGTAATGATGCTTTTATGCTTTCGTTTCCAAAGAAGTCCTCAAGTGACTTCGGTCTGTGATCAAGATGAAGAGGGGACATTAGTAAACTCCAATCCAAGTTTCAGTGACATCTGTATGATATTCACATAAATATAAATCATATCAGAACACATTTTTGACTCTCCCATAAAATGAATAATGTAGATGATACCTTAAGGCAAGGATAGGGTCCCACATGGCTCCAGTGCATGATAAGGCAGCATCTGCCCCCAAATCCAAAAGGTCCTGGAAATCTTGAGGTGTCAGGATACCCCCTACAGCAAAAATCTTAAAGTCATAGTGCTCTTTTTCTCGCAAAGCAACTAAGCGGCGGGTGAAATCTCGGGCTAAATACTTTAAAGCGTAACCGCTAACCCCGCTCTGACTCCGACCAGCACCAGGCAACACCTGCTGCCCTTGTTGGTCCACCACCCTCAATTTCAGAGAATTTATTCCTACCACCCCATTGATATCGTTGCTGACGGCGGATAGCAGACGGGCCAAGTGGCTATCCTCACTAATATAACTGACTTTTATAAGAAGTGGCAGATCCTTAACTTGCTGGCGTACAGCTCGGGTTATCTGAGCAGCAAGTTCTGGTGCTTCATAAATATGGCCTTCTTCAACAGGGCTGTTAGGGCAAGAAAAATTTAGCTCAATGACCTCAGCCCCGGCCTCGGCCGCCAGAGCCGCAGCGCGGACAAAATCCCGCAGGAATCTATCAAAATGATTGTTTTCCGCAGTGCCCACGACGCTAACAATCAACATCTGACCTTGTTGCAAATAATCCTTACTTTTAGCGATATCTGGCTGCCAGACTTCAGGTGACTGGAGGTCTGGAACACCCAGTGAATTGGTCATACTAATCTTGGTGATTGAGGTGTAAGATTTCGAAGTCTTAACATAGTCTGGAATAGCCCCAGGTAACCAAGGTTTTGTAGCCTCTACAAGCAAGCAATTTGGGTAGGGGTGCTCAGTTTGACGCCTAGTGCGAACTGTTTTATAGGTCAAGATATCAAAGCCTAATTGAGAATAAAGGCGAATCCACCGTGAGTCAAGCAATAGCCCAGCTGGAATCCCCAACTGAGAGCTTAACTTTTTTCCCCAAAAGGGATATTTTGCTTGGCCGATTATTTTAAAAGGAAGGGATTCTGGCGATATGCTGGGTCCATGCTCAAAATTATATTTAAAGGTCTTTTTAATATCATATACTGGCATTGTTAGCATTCTTCTTATGATTATGACATCATTTGTGATGCTTAATAACTGCATGTAATCATTTTCTCAATCAATCAATTTCATTCCATAATTGTTAACGCCCCTTGGGATAACTAAACCTGGTTTCATAATCAATTTGTTTTTCTCAAATCCTTTATAAATTGGCGGTTTGAAATGTCTATAATCAACTGAATGCTGGTATCTATTCCATTTGTAAGTGATTTTGGTTACATCTGGATGTTGCTCAACTAATGATTCCGCCATTTTCTTTCTGCCTTCACCATGATACAACTCATCAGTATTTCCACCTTGCATTACCATAGTTGCAACCTTATCACATAAAAAAGCATAAAACAAAACTGTGCACCAACCATCCTTTAATACTCTCAAAGATAAATCAGTATCTTCATTGTATTTGCCCCTCCATCTATGTTTGAGACTGTTTAATATTAAAATACAAGAATATATTCTAGTGTTCAAAACAAATGGGGGATGCTTTGATTTCCTTGGCGTGAAGGACTCATATTGCATCCCAGCTAAGGCGATATTCTCATATCTATCTACAAAATCTTCTATAACTTTGAATATCGTTCCAGAATAACATCTATATTTCATATTTCTATTCAAGCGATAAAAATCCCTTATGTTATCATCTAATATCCAATGTCTTTTAGCACCAGTAGAAATGGAGTGTTCCCAAATCCAATTCCTAGCGGGAATGGAACCTTGACCAAGATTGGAAAATGGCAACACCAATATTTTAGCAGGATCAATTACTGAAACATAATTATCATATTCCTGCGGCTCAACCACGATATGGTAAGGAACATTCATTTTCTCAAGGGCCTTGCTCGTCAGTCTTGATCCCCACCTGCCCTTTGAAACTATATAAACAGGATATTCAGGATTCATCAACACACTTCTTCCGTAGTAAATTTTCAGGTTCCAACTTTGGATACCAAATGAATTTTGTTCTCTCAGTTATTTTTTGTTTGACTAGTTTTGAAAATTCCAACATGTCCTCTTTAGATTTGAAATGAACATGAATGGTTTTCCATGGTGTTTGTTCTTTTTGAATGAACTCTGGCATATTCTGCCAGTGCTCTTCCCAAGGCTCAGGCAAATCAAGCAACGATGATCTCAATTTCTTAACCATCGCCAATCCTCTTTTGAAGCATGAATAGCACAATCCATCCACTTAGCACAGTCTATACACTCATCAAAATTATTATTATCAGGCTCAACATCATAAACACAAGTAAACTCTGATCGACCGATAGGCCAATTTTTCCCTCCTATTCTTCCAAGAACATCAACAAAATTCTTGATACCGATTTCAAAACTACTGTAATTATTATAGCTGTGTAGCACTGCCGCTGGATGGATGCACCAACAAATCCAGCATTTATATCTATCTGACCAAATCGTCGTGCCACTAAGTGTACTTATGCCACTATTTCTTTCAGTAAAAAATTTTACACTAGTATTGCCAAATGCTAGTATGACAATCGGTGAGAGATTTGTGATTTCATCTTCAAGTATCATTCGACAAGCTTCAATTTGGCCTTTAGTTGGTGTTTTGCCTTTACCTGGAAAACATTTTACAACGTTGGTAATGTGAAACATTGATGCTGATAGACCATATTTTCGCAATTCAGGCCACAAAATCTGATAACCAGCCTTACCAATAAACCCAATTCCTTTTTCATCCTCATCTGGGCCTGGAGCTTCTCCACAAATCATAATATTGTAGCGTCCTATTGAAGGATTAACTGGGGCCCTACAAATTTCATGCAATTGGCATGATTTGCATTTAATTGGTTTATAATACTTCACTATTTTAATGAGATTAACATCAGTGATTTTACATTGCAAAAGATCATCTTCAGAAAAGCTTTCCCAATCTCTATTTTCAAGTTCATACAAATGATTAAACCTATTCTTTTTGTCTGAAATATTGAATGAGAAATATTTTTGAATATCATGTGCCTCTTCATCAGTTAATTTTCTACCATCAGCACCAATTTTCAAAAGCATTTGATTCAGCGAATCTGATTGCTGCTGAATTGAGTTAATGTTGAAGAAACCTTTATTCAAACCAGATTTTGAAGCAATTTTTTGGGCTTGTGCCTTACCAATGCCTTTTATTTCAGTAAATGGTGCATACAAAACATCCTCATGTTTTGATACGAACCATTTATCAGCTAACGACAGACCAAACTTAGGCAGCTCGATTCTCAACCCCAAACGCCTTGCTTCATCAATATATGATGATTTGTTATCATCCCCACCATAAGTCAACAGTGATGCCATAAACTCTTTTGGGTAATTGAATTTCAACCAAGCTGTCCAATATGCAATGAGCGAATATTCAACTGAATGTGATTTATTAAAGGAATAACTTCCATGTGAAGATAATGCATCCCAAATTTGGGAAGCTTCGTGTAGTGTTAATGTATTCTGTTGAATACAACCATCAATGAATTGTTGCTTATATTTTCCAAACTCCTCCGAACCTTTTGATTTGCTCACTACTTTTCTTACTTTATCACAAATTCCCCAAGACAAACCTGCCAACTCATACATCGCACGCATAACTTGTTCTTGGTAAACAATAATTCCTAGCGTTTCTTTGGTAAATGATTCCATTTTAGGGTGGAGATACACTACTGGCTTATCTCCACGTTTTCTCATAATAAACTCATCAGTCATACCAGAAGCCAAAGGCCCAGGTCTTGATAATGCATTAAGCAATACTATATCATCAAACTCATTAACACCCATTTCCTTGCTTAATCTTATCAGTAATGGTGTTCCCATTTGAAACACACCAACTGAATGCCCTAATGACATCTCATGAAATACTTTTTCATCATTAAGTGGAATTTTATCAAACTCTATTTCAACATTATGATTTTTCTTTATCAACTTTCTTGCATAGTTTAGCATGGTCAATGATGACAGGCCCAAAACATCAAGTTTCATCATGCCCATGAATTCAGCATCATCTTTATCCCAATTAGCGACAAGCTTATTATCTCTCAAACAAAGATTACACCTCTTGCCGAATCTCAAGTCTTCAGATGATATACAAATAGCAGCAGCATGTTGTCCAACCCCACGCACTTGATCCTCAAGTTCAGTAGCCAATTGAAAAATCTCTGGATATTTTGCTTGGAATGACCTCAACTCCTCTGATTTCTTTAATGAATCTTCAATTGTATGCCCTGGTCGCACACCATTATCAGGCTTCAATGCTATTGATTTGGCTGCTTTATCAACATCAATTTGATTTATTCCAAATACCCTAGATACATCCCTCAGGGCGCCTCTTCCCTTCATAGTCATAAAAGTTGAGATGCCAGCGACATTATATTCACCATAGAGCTTCTCCAAATGATCTCTTACCTCATGCCTACGCTCATCTTCAAAATCAATATCTATATCTGGAAAATCAATGCGCTCTGGAGAAACAAATCTAGCAAAAATCAATCCATATCTAATCGGATCAACATCAGTAATTCTCATCAAATACGCGACTAAACTACCTCCAACTGAACCACGTCCAGGACCGGTCATTATGCCTTGTTCATAGCACCAATTAACCAATTCCCAAACGATCAAAAAATATCTCTGAAATCCCATCAAGCAAATTTGCTCAAATTCATCTTCTATCCTTTTACGATAGACGCTTGGTGGTGCAGCACTTGTATCCCGTTCTATCAACCCTTCTTCAATGATTGCTCTCAAAAGTTCAGTTTCATCTTTGTCTTCAAAACCACAAACTTTCGGCAATTCAACACTGTGCCGTTTTATTTTGTAACCGTTGCATAATTCCGCTACTGCTATCGTATTTTCAATAGCTTGCATGTATTCAACTTCATCAACTATACCTTGCCTTTTAAAACCATCAATCACTTCCTGCTCTGACCACATGTGAAGCTGCCAATCTCTTATTGTAAATCTGTCTTCATCAGTCCACCTCTTCTTGTGTTGAATTGCCAATAACACCTCTTGTGTTTTGTTTTGATGTGGTAATGGATAATGGCAATCAACAGTAGCTACCAAGGGAATATCATTTTCCCTTGATAGCTCAACCTTCTTTGCATTTACACTTTTCTGTATCTCCATATTATGAGGCATAATCTCAAGACAGACCGTATTAGTGTGATTCAACTCAAGCAATAAATCGACACCACCAGGCATATTAATGAATGAACTCACACATGCTGATAAGAAAATCAAGCCCTCTCTGTGTTCCAAAAGCACCTTAGGACTAATGCGCGGTCTATGATAAAATCCTTCAAGATTGGCGATGGATAACATCTTTAGAATGTTTTCCAATCCAATCTCATTTGTTATAAGCGCTACAAGATGATAGCGCTTCTCACCTCTAGTTCTTTTGAGATGATCAGGAACGATATATAATTCAATTCCCAATATTGGTGTTATTGATTGTTTTAAACATGCCTTTTGGAATTTTATTAAACCATCAATATTACCATGATCAGTACAAGCCAGATATTGATGATTAAGTTCTCTGGCTCTCAGCACATACTGCTCAGCCTTGCCGCACCCATCCAAAAGACTGTACTCTGTATGAAGATGAAGATGACAAAAAGCCAATTTATTCAGCTCTCAATAGTTGCTATTACATGTTTGAAATTGTCACCATAAAAATAAACCAGCTTGTTGGATGTGTAAAAGGTTTTCGTCATCTTCACTATGCTTATAAAGTACCTTGGATTAATGTTAATTGAAACACCTTCTGGCCAACTTCTCTTTCCTAACTTAACTTTTTCCTTAATAGAACCATACTGGCGTTCACCAGTCACGATAAGAAATTTCCCCTTTGGTTTTACATTGATATAATTAAGTCCAGAGTCCTGATATGACAAGATATCAGCTCTCTCCAAGGCTAATTCAAGCCCTTCTGGTAATTCATAAATTTCTCCCATCTCGTCATCAGAAGGGAACATATTCTTCAAATTCTCATATGGAAATTCAGAAGCGATGAGACGAGTGCTAAAAACTGCACCTCCCGAACTCATAAAATGCCCCCATGATTCAGTAACAGCATACTGCTCCAAATCATCCAATTTCAATAGTTCCCTTACAGCACCACTAGGCAATGTAAATGTTTCTCCTAAATCACCATCTAGTGTGACCAACATAGCACGAAAATTATCTGAAGACACCACATCACTACCATGACAGTGAATACCAGTAAGCCCACCATGAATCACATTACAACTAACGCTAGGAAGGCACAACCTCAGAGCCTCCATAAATCTACCAGGAAGATTTTTCCAATCAAGTTCATTAATTGATAAGTCATTCAAAAGATCTTCTATATCATATTCTATCAATTGCATGGACAATTCAGTAACACCATCAGTTACCAAAAGTGAATTATCTGAAATTGTTAAGTCAACTTCAGAACCTGACATTTTATCCAACACCTTAAACAACTCTAGCGCCTTCACAGCACCATTAATACCAGTATCCAATGGATAAGTTACACTGATGTCATCATTATATGATTGTATTAAACCATTGCGAAAAACGAAACTATCAGCCCCAGTAAACAACACATCACCTTTTGCAACACCAGGAATTACCGTTTTAAGTGCTGTAATCAAATCAGTTCTATTCATTGTTTCTCCTTCCTAGTTTGCCAAACCTGCCTAAATTACAACAGGAATGGTTGGTCGCCTTTCCTCAACCATTTTATGGTTTTTGATGCCTTTTTTCAGGCCATAACCAAGCCCAACAAATTAAACCCATCACGATCACTACGATCACACCTACCATGATAATCGCACATGCAGCTACAATATTGAGAAATTCCAACATTTTGGACTCACTTTTCTCGTGACCAAGTGTTAACCACTCTAACACCAACTGGATTCATTTTATCTTTGAATGCCTTCAATTTCACATTGTCTAGCACTCCCCCATCATTGACCAATTTGCCACTTCTTTGAATTCTCTCATCAGTGTAAAACAAAAAACGCATGTATTCACTTACAAACTCTTCATGCCTACAAATACACAAGCGATAATTTATCATTTTCCAGTTCTCATCCCAAACATTAATACCATATATGGTATCATTTAATATAAGTACTCGTCTATTTTTACCACTGATAGCATACTTAATCATCACTTCAGCTTCATGCAATTCCCGTAATTCTTTGTTACTAAACCAATCTGAGATTAAATCCAATATCCCATTCTTATGCTCTGAAGTTGGCTCCAAATATACTGAATCTGGATGCCTATTAGGAAACTTGCGACAATTTTTTCTAAAAACTGCCCAATCTTTCCCTTTCATATCCAAAAAAGATTTTGGATCATAAATGTATTCAAAATCAAGAAATGTTGAATGATAATTTAAACCAGGATGATATCCACAAAAATCAGACCAAAATTTACCAGCCCAATCAGAATCAACATCAACAGGACAAACACCCTTCATCACGTGTATGGGTGGAAAAACCACCAAAGAAGCATCAACATCCCATACGAAAACCCAATCCCCATCAGATTTTTCTACAAGACATGCCTTATCAAAATACTCATCAGATACCCAAAAATTTGGAGAGATTTTGAATCTTCTCAGCAATTCAAGATATTTACCGCTCAAGTTCAAGCCCAAGCCCTATATTCTTCTCTTTTTCATGTTTCTCTTTTTCAGGCTTCTTAACACTCGAAAATTGCTGGTGGCTTCTTGATAGCAGCCTATCTATCAATGCCTTGCTCACCCCACCTGTTTTTCTACTTTTTCCTCCCATCTGAAAGAACCTCCAATATTCCTAATTCATCATACACACACCAAGAGATAATGCCACTCATATTATTTGATTTAAGTAACAAGAACCCCTGCCTATCAACAGGGATACCAAACTCTATCAAATTATGAAATGAAAACAATGAAATGAAATCAGGAGTTCTTATCCCTATTGGCCCAAAATCACATTGTATTTTATCTGGTGAAGAAATTTTGAACCCCTGTGATTTCCTTGTCAAGGTTATGACTGTCCCAGAAAATATATCATGTTGTTTTATTACGAGTGATTGGTCAACTGAAGAGAATTCCAAATGTGACAAATTTCTCTCTATCAAAGAGAGTGATTTTTTGTGTATCGAAAATGAAGAACGAACAGGGACCTGAAAATTCTCCCATATTTTATTCACATCATTAAATGACAATCCAGGCGTTTTACAAGTTTTTAATCTAGTAAATTCATCATCAGACTTCCCTTCTAATTGGAAACAAACATGCCCATCTTTTTCATACAATTTCCCAGATTCATAATCATTAGCCTTAAAACTAATTGGCTCATGAAATTCTGATATATGTTTGGGAAGGTTAAATTTTAACAGAACAGTATTATCACCATTCATTATAAATATAGTTTTCTCAAAACAATATATAGTATTCCTCAGCAATCCACTTTGGTCAAGTGCTGCAGCGATAGCAAAAATACCCTCAAGATATTGTCTTTGTTTTTTATCAGTAGTGGGATTCATTCGATCACCTAAATGAAATTTTTCAACATTTCCAAACGATAATCTGGCAAATTGTTATCATAACGCCAACGCCGACCGAACTCATCCATCCCTGCTGGAACAATATATGGTGCCCAGTTTGGATGGTAGGCCGGGTTCCCACACAAATTCCAAAGCTCCTTTACCTTCTTTTCCAATTTAACACTAAGAAATCCACCATTGTCAGCTACCATTCTATTATAATCACACCAACTGACAGGCTTATTAGATGACATTATGAATCTAACCATCAAAACCATGCAACCATAATTCCATCCAGAAGAAGTGAACCAATCACCCACATTACAACAAATAGGATCATCATTGCTAGGCACATTCCCCATATCAAAAGTCGAACATTTTATTCCTTCCTCACGAAACAAATCCATAAATTTTCCAAGCAACAATGAACCTAACCACTGACAATCACTCATGATTATGAACATTCTCTCAAAATCATAACCTTTATGATAAAATGCCTTTCGTATGATAGGAGACCTAGCACTATAACTATATGTATCAAAAGTTATATGTTCAATTCCAGCTTCCTTTATGGTGTTTATATATTCAGAAACGTCATCAGGAGAATCATTTATAAATGACATAAAAGGTTCTATTCTCGCTACCACCCTTACACCAGCAGATGATAATTGTTTTGAAGCGTATATTCTTTTTTTGAATGATGGTGCACCAGGTTCTAATTTCCTATTTATTGCATCATTTGACGATATCATAGTAATATGAACGGCTGCACCAGCTGGATTGTCTGCCATAACTTTAACATAATCATCATGACCAACCAAATCAGATTTAGTATTGATCATAACAGGATATGAATTCTCAGCTAAGTATCTCAACATCTCATAACTAATCCTCTTTTTATTTTCCATTGGAAGAAAATCTTCAAATCTGATACCGAAACGCATAGGTATATTCAAGTTTATTGCTCTAGCCCTATCATCAACATTGCCAACCTTTTTCCCACGATTTTTGAAAAGTCTATCAAGCTCTGATTTATAATAATCTGGTTTGCAATGTCGTAAACCTATCGACTTTGGATTATCAAAAAGACCCGTGTAGAGAGAATATCTGAAGTCATCTGCATAACAGTATATGCAACCATAACCACATCTCAAACCGTCCCAAACATCAAGATTAAGTGGCATCGGACAAGCTTGCGCACGCAAGCTCACTTCCAAAAAAGAGGTTATTTCTTCTGGGTTTAGTAAATGTTCATACTTATACCATTCTCGAGTTCTCAAATCAAACCATTGATAATTGGTTTTGCGCCCCTTCTCCTTGATTGAACCTCTTTCATTTTTTATGAAGCGAAGTTGCCTCGGAACCAATTTAGATACTATTTTCCGTAATTCCCAATAATTCACTTGCCACCACCACCGATGTTCCAAAACAATATTGGTTTGTCTAATTTATTATAGTTATCTAAAGCAAATTTTAGGGCCTTTGTATCATAATATGGATTGCATGGGAATGGTGTATCAATGTCAACCTTGTCTATATACCCCAAATTCGTGTTTATCAATTCAAAACCAATCGTGTCAAGCAGCCTACCATCAAGCAGTCCTGCCTTTTGTTTGATAGACTTATATTTATTCATGCTTTTACAGCGACGACTCACAACTCCAATTATTGAAATTGACTTATTTGATTTCAATCCAGCAAGAATACCTGAACATATGGTGCCGCTACCAACACAAACGACTATCGTCTTCACATCTGATAAATCAGTATATTGAACTTGCTTAGCAGTTTCAACTACCGTCTCAGATAATGGTAAACCTAAGGGCAACACAGTTTCATCAGCATTGCAAAGCATTTTCCTAGCTATATTAAAATTAACTTTAGCCATAAGTGGTTTCATTGGAATAACTATTGCTTCTAATTCATTCCATTTCACTCTATGGGACTCATGAACTTTCCTAGCCGGGTGTTTACCAGAATACTGTGGGTCAAATATAACTGATTTCATACCCAATTCACGTGCAATCCAAGCCACTCCCCAACCAGCCATGGATATTGCAGTTTCTACATAACCGACTGTTGTTACACCAGACCGTTGCAATTTCAACATATGCATGAACAACCCACGCATTTTACTAAAACAAGGTCCTGGTGGTGGGCATGATAAATCCTCACGTTTTACCAGAATACTCTTTCCATCAATTATATGCCTTTCTACTGGCGTATCACTCAACCTCATAACAAACCCAAACCATTCAAACCAGCATCCTTTAACGTATAAAATTTTGAAGATTCACCTAGCAAGACTCTCTTTCCCATTTCATAATCACCTATACCATCCCAAGTCAAATCAAGTATCTCATCTAATGCATAGCCACTTTGAATCATTCTAATCCAAGTGTGAGTATTAAATGTGGTAGGATTTGGAACATCTACGCTACAACAGGTATTACAATTTTGATGATAATCTAAGCTAGCATTAACGAAATCCGGACACCCTAATATTATATCATACTTTTCAGCTAAATCTATCAATTCTCGCAAAATAATCCTCCATTGAGCATCTTGATTATAAAACCAAATTCTTTCTATATCAATGCCAATTGAATTCAATCGCCTTGCAACGAATGCATTAAAATGAAAATTATAAGTATTGTAACGATTAATCCCAAAAAATTTCAACATTTTCAGCATTTCCTCAAATTCTGAAATTTCATGATAACCTGGTATGAATGGTTCACCATTCACACCAACATACAACCCATATTCCTTCAATAATTGAAGTTGTTGTAATCGCTTCCATGGGTGAGTAGTTCTTTCCCTTTCCAATATTCGCCAATCCCTCTCGAAACCAGGACTAACAATTGGGACGATTATAAAATGAGCTTTATTCTCAACTATGATATCAAAATATCTCAGAAGGTTCTCTGTGAACTTCGTTTGAATGACAGTTGACCACTTAAACTTTCCTAGAATTGATAGAACTCTTCCACTAATACCATATTCCAAATCAGCTTCCTGAAATGGATCAGATTTGTTACCAAACCTAAGAGTTTTCTTTTTTGCTAAACAATGTGCTAATGATGACTTAGGATTTTTGTTTCTCAAACCATTAATAATCTTCTTTTCAAAGCCATCTATATCAAGAGGTTTTAATTCCTGCCCCCAAACATAATTAAGATTGCGAAAATAACAATGCCAACAATCAGTTAAACAATTCCCATAACTATCCAGACTAAATGAGAGGGGACAATAAAGACTGTCCCCTCTCACCACTAAACCATTCTTAAGATTTTGAGAAAATGACTTTTTCACCTTCATTCCTCAGCAAACCAATGGTTGATAAAACATTAATAACTTGTTTTACACACCACAAGCTTTCTTTTATGTTGTTTCTACCTTCCTTCTCAACATAAAGTTTGTTTGCACTCTCCGCCAACTCATCCACAGAATAAGCCTTACCAGTTAATAAGCAATCTGCAACAGAATTAACCCTCGTATATTTCTTGAGTGCTTTCTTAGAAGTTTTCTTGGAGGTTTTCTTAGATTCCTCCACCTCTTCAGAAGCTCTTTTGGATTTCTCTGCATTGGCACGCTCAATACATTCCTTAATCCTACTGCAAACTTTGCAAGCTTCATCACCTTCTTTAGGGCCTAGCGCTTGCACGAATCCAGGACACTCCTCACCTTCAGCCAAATAAACATCAGAAGCAGGAGTCTGAGTTTCGGTCTGAACTTCTATAGGCTCTTGCTTTTGAACTTCAGTCTCAATGGTTTCCTGGTCATCAACAGATTCCTGTTCTTGAACTTCAACAGGCTCCTGCTCCTGAACTTGTTCTTGAACTTCAACAGGCTCCTGCTCCTGAACTTGTTCAGAAATCAACTTCTCATATACAGATATGGTCTCATGAGATAAATCAGCACATTTAGGATCAGTCCAGATAGGATTACCATTCTCATCCTCACCAATTCTTGATGCAATAGTCTCAACGATTTGCTTGGACAAATTCTCAATTGAGGCAATGAAGTTCAATTTCGGTCGGGGATTAAGCGTCTTATTGATATCCTTAACCGCCAACTGAAGAGACCTGCGATCAGATTTTTCCATTTCTATCTCCTTGATTAGGAATTATGATCTTTAATTATATTATAGCGAAAACTACTCATTCCGATAAATTTTTGACACTCAAATAAGCAACCTTCTTGCCAAATTTCATGCACCGATTCCTAGTGGGCAACCAAATGTCAACACGCTTTTTCCACCTTTTATGCATTCTGTCCAAGAAAACAAATTTGCCGATTCCCTTCAAAATGATCTCATCACCGAATGTAACACCCAACTGATGCTCCAAATCACGTGATAGGGCAATACAGCCAACCCTAACAAGCTCACCACTAGCAGTCATATTCTCACTCAAACAATAAGCAGTAACAGTAACAACCACTGGAGAGGGTGCATTCACATTCATACTAGACAACAATATGATGAGCAGTAATTTAATCATCAAATCCAACTGCGCTGAGTAAACAAAGCCACGGCCAGAGCATTCCCCATAGCCAAAGTTGCGGTGGTACTAGCCATTGGGACTAAAGCCAGTGGGCAGGTCTCACGAGGCACGCTAACATCAATAATCACTGCGTTTGACTTCACTAGCATAGAGTCCAAACGATCAGCCAGGATGATCAAGGAAGCTCCTAGACACTCAATATTAGAGAGTGTGGTATTCAATTTCTCAATCTCGCTACCATCAGATAAGACCAAAACAACATCCCCAGGTGAAACCATCAAACCATCATGCATCACTAATGCTGGCGTGCCAGTAGAATTAAAGATTGTTGCCAGCTTGTGTGCCATGATTCCAGATTCATCAGCGCTGGCAACTATCAAGCGTCCTTTTGAACTAAGAATCATCTCTACTGCCTGAACAAATTTGTTATCCAGCTTGTCAATCAAACTATAGATGCCTTCAGCTTCGATCATCAACCCTTCTCGGGCCAATTGCAAAAGATCACTCATAGGAATTTACTATCAACTACAGCTTGCCCTAAAGCCAAACATTGTAAAACCATTACTCTATCACTAACTGTCTCATCATCACGACCTACACCCACTGAATAAACAGCACGTTGTGCCTTTTTGTCATCCTCACTCTGGTCAATTTTCAAACTTAGATCAACATGGCCTAATTTCCTGCTGTCTTCAGCTACATCACTATCACGTAGTCGCTCTCTTTCTTGGGCATCTTTACCACCAGCTTGTGATGGGGCAATTAATAAACAATGCAATCTTTGTGATATTGAACCCAAACGCTTCCAAAGCTCATCTATCTTATGGCGAGTGTCACCTGAACCAGACATTTTCATAATGTCAGGTTGATCAACGATAATTACATCTGGAACGAACCCTTCCAAATGTTGCCAAACCTGTAAAATTGCCTCAATATCATCAACTCCTGCACTAAATTTAGGCCAACATTGAATCTTCAATTTGGAACCCAAAGTTGAACCACATATAGCCTGAGCTTTTTGCCAAGCAATACGCCAATCAAGAACTTCCCATTCCCTCTCCTCAAACCAAGTCTCCAATTTTAAATTATCACAAGCAGTACAAGGCCTATAATCCTGTGGGGCATGATGCCACTCCGGTTTTTGATTTTTATCAACAAGCAACTTGACATGATTCGTGCGCAAAGGACTTGCACACTCACCAACCTGATTCCAAAAGCAATCCCAAACAGGGAACAATAACCTATTATGTCTTGGTGGCTTCAGAACCATCGCGCAAAAACCCTGCGCGAATCTGCGCCGTAAACGCCTCTCACCTAATTCAAAATCAAACCAAGCGACATTAAGACCAGAATAGACCGCTTGCTGTGCAATATATTGGCATGTATATGATTTGGCACCTTTGTACTTGCCAACAATCATAACTAACCATTCACGCTCGAGTCCACCGACGAGCTTGCCCAAATCACCAGGTAATTCCAACAATGCATCTTTGCTTTCAAATGCCTCTCTAGTTCCCTCCATATCAGACAATGGCTCAAAACCAAGACTAACAAGACTATCAGGTGATGCAACGAACTGTGCCACAGCTGAACTGGCAGCATTAAGATTACCACCATCTAGATGATATTGCAAGTCATCACGTAATATGGTCAAACTGCGCTCGCGGAAATATGCTAATGCGGTATCAATACAAAGCTGCTCATTGAATCGTTCAGACTGCTCAAATTCACTAGATAGTGAAGATAAAAGTGATGCTATCAATTGTGCAGATTCTTGATCAAGACCATCACGGCGGCGTGCTTCAAACAGAACTTGTATATCTGATCTTGGTGCACAATCATATTTCTTTTGGTGTAAGATACACCACCTAGCCACTTCTCTGGAATAATCTGTGGTAAAAAATGTTGGTTTGTAAGCCAGACTGACAATTCTCAACACACGATCAGACATAATCATGCCAGTCAAAATGGCTCTCTCTATATTTGCATTTGATGAAGCAGCCTTCCAGATAACCATCTGTCACTTATTCCATTTTTCCAAAATCACTTCATCAATAGCAAACATAACTTCAGTCAAGAATTTTTTGCAGTAAAAACCTTTACCGATTTTGGTGATGGCAGCTAGCCATTGATGCAACCAGTAGAAAACGTAATCATTTTCACGATGATCACTGATCCAAAAATTGACAAGAACCAGAAAACTCATTGATCAGTCTCTACAGCAAACCATAAGCTTCTTTAAATGCTCGTTCACGCTCTTCTCTCTCTCGCTCTTCAATAGCTTGTTTAATTGATTCCGCCCTGGCTTTGGAATTGGCTTCAAATACCAATTCACTACGGAATCTCTTGTCAAATTCCAAAAAAGCATAACCACCAAATTTCAACCAACCAAAATGGAAGGGAGCATTTTCATCCCTTGCCTTATTATAGGTAAAACTCAAGAATTCATTTAGCCAATTTGGGAAACTTACATTGCTTTTCAATTGATTTGACAAAGGCAAAATTTCTGATTCATAATGCTTTTTCAAGTCTTTTATCATTTGCAAATTCCAGTTTTGCAAATTAAATTCAGGCAAATAATCTTTTATCAGTTTCTCAACTTTTGCCAATTCCTCATTTGCAACTTTAGGTGTAGGCGGGCCCAACGCTTTCTTTTTTGGTGGCTTCAACCAAACCAACACAATACGACAGAAACCAACGGAACCATAAGACCAAGCTGATTGGCTCAATGAAACTGTTTTACCCTTACCACCTTCATAAGCTGGTGACATACTATTCGACAATCTTTCATACAGTTCCAAACGCTCCTCTTTGGAAAACTGCTTCCTCAAAACCGCCTTAACATCATTTGGATCAAAACAGTTTGGTTTTGCTGAAAAATACCTTACGATGCAATCTATTTGGTTATCATCAAGTATATTTGACAAGCCACCCGGCCGGCGCAATGCACTAACAACCTTGGCAGCTGTAAGCATTTGTTTATGTGTATGGTGTGTGGCAAGGTATCTATGTGGAAATACATGATTTTCTAACTCTTGCATAACAAGATTTGATATGCTAGGCAATTTCTTGGGAGGTTTATGATCCTTGCAATCGACCAAATACTTGGTATAATCAAACTCATCATCTTGGGGGAAATTATCATTTTTGCTAGATTCTCTCATGCTCTTCTCCTGTGAATTATTGGTACTATCGCTCACATCATGCGTGCACATGTCATTATCACTAGATTGGTCGCGTGTGTGATGCTTAGAATTGTCACCATCTGGAGGATATTTGTATAAACCCAGAATATATTCTGGCATGCTAGGCATGCCTAATTCTTGGGAGGTGCTTTTTGTGAAAATCTCACTAGGCTTGAACATGCCTAGAACATATTTTTGGGGAATGTTTTCCTTGGAGGATTCCTTGGAGGAGATGATTTCTCTAGAATCACCCAACACATTACTAGAATTACATGATGTATCAGCGACAAAGTCGCTTAAATTTACGCTAGTAAATTCTCTAGGGTCTAGTCTAGCTAGGTCTAGATCTAGACTTACTAGTACTATACCTAAGGGCTCTTTTTTAGTAGGTAGTATTCCGATAAGCAAGGGCATTGCCCTATTAGATTGTGGCATTGTCCCACTAGAAAATTCCCCATGATGATTTTGCGCAGCCTCATCCTCATCACTTGCACTTTCCTCATCACTTTCAGCTTCACCATCTCCCGTTTCATGATTATGAGATTGGGAATTGGAAAAGTGATCTAGATACCCCTGCTTTTTTAACCATCTGAGTTCATATCCAATGCGGCTGTGTGATATACCCAAGTGTTCAGCCATCACATCCCTTGACATGTTTGGGAATGCAAGTTTGCATGCCAAAACAAATTTCTTATTGGTGGGTATGTTTAAATCTAAAATTTCGCGGCTTATGGTAAGGCCTCGTTCATCATTTACTTTTTTGTTGATTGTGAAACAGACAACGCTTTCCTGTTCATGTGAACTTCTGTATGATCTTTTGATCCAACCCAAGCGTTCAAGCTGCCGGGCATATCTTGCAACACGATTTGGTGGACGCCGTCTTTTAGCATGAACAGGACTAGGCGTTATCCCCATGATTTTATCAATTTCAACGTATGGAAGAGAATTTTGTTTGCTTACGATTACAAAGAAAAGTTTGTTGGATTGGGTTAATCCACTATCTCTCCCTCGGATTCTGAGGATTTCCCAGGGTATGGTAATTCCTGTTCTGTAAGTATTGGCTTCTGATACCATCCCTTGCTCAATTTGAGTTCTTGCGTTTTCAACCATTTTTTAACTCCTTTCACATTGTCCAGGAACCCTTCATCAAATAGTTCTCGCATGATAAAATATACACCACTCTCAAGCAATTTCAAATCCGGCTTCGCGAATGTAAGCCGTTTTACAGCAATTTCGTGCTCTTTTTGGTTGGATGGCCAATCCATTATGCCCACTTCCCAAAGCCAGGGTTGCTGTATCCCATAATCTATGATTTCTTGTTCGAGATCTAGTTCGGGATTAAGCAATGTGAGTTTTATGACATCATCGACCGTCCACCGGAAGGGATACAGTTCAAGGAATGATTCAATTATTTTTTGGAATTTGTTGCAAGGCCCGTAGATTTGCTTTTGAGCCTTTTCAGTGATTGGTATGTATTTGATTGGAAATAATTTTATGATAGCCATTTGAGATATCTGTGTTCTTGAGGAATGGTCTTATTATAGAAACTTTTATCTAAAAAGGCAAGAAAAAAATTAATGCTACTTAATTTTTTTGCCTAGCAGTTCTGATTTTAGTTTGTTGGCATCATCTGTAGCCATATCACCTGGATCACCTTCACTTAGAGATATATTTATTGATTCTACTCCTAGCAGTGATAACTGATCGGCTAGCTCTTTAGCCTTTTTTTGTGCTAGTTGCTCTGAATCAAACATTATGAAAACCCGCTTGAATTTTGACAATACATTAATTTGCTTTTTTGACACTGATGTGCCAAAAGTGGCACAAGTGTCATCACCAAGTCTCCACACATCAAATAAACCCTCCACCACTATGATTTCTTTTCTTTTGCAGTTATCAAGGTTATATAGTATGTTTTTGTGGTGTATTATTTCTAGCTCCTTCTTGCATGCTTTGTATTTTAGTGGGGTCTTACCCGTTATATCACGCCCTTGATAAGATACCCATTGGCCTTGGTAAAATATAGGTGCCATAATTCTCAATGCATATGGCCCCGCTGGTAGTGTCCCCATTAATTGATATTTTTGTGCTAGATAATCTGGATCATGATTTCGCTGGGCCAAATATGTTTTATGATATGATTGAAGATTCACAGTGCCTCTTGGCCATTCAAGCTTGTTCACCTTCTTTATTGTGTCTTGTCCTAGCGATGGTCTATAGATAAAATCATCATCATATTCCATATATATTTTGCAGGCTTCATTGTAGTCAACTCCTTCAATCTTCATGATGTAGTTTTCCACTGAGCCTATTCTGCAACCATGCCAACAATGAAAATAGCTTTTAGCTAAATTGAACCCGAGGTGCTTATCTTGACTATGGCAGAATGGGCAATAGGTGTTGACCCAACCTTTCGTGCATTTTGAACCTTCAGTAGAATAGTCTATATGTCTATCTCTGAAATAACGTATGATGTTAAATGCCATTTATTATCTCCCTATTGCTTGTGTTTTCGGTGTAGGTATTTGATCTTGTTTCAATAATTTGTTGTATGTGCGCATGCGTTCTTTGGCTGCACGCATTAGCACTGGAACATTAATATCCCAGTAATCATAAACCTTAGCTGATGTTTTACCTTCAGCTGATCTAGTCACACGTCCAAGGTATTGAATAAGCCGGCCACTAAATTTTATTGGTGTGGCAAGGAACAGTGCAGTGAGATTTTTGCAATCAAATCCTTCACCTAGCAATTGTCCTGTCGCGACCATGACCTTAAGTTCACCTTCATTCAAGTTAGTTATTCTTTTTTCCTGGATTGATTTTGGGATATCACCATGGCAGACTTCCGCTTTAATGCCTCTGTTGATTAACATTTCTGTCAGCATGTCCGCATGAGCTTTTCTGTCAGTCAACACGATGCAAGGACCAGTCTCATTTGCAATATCATTAACTATCATATTATTTCTGGTATGATCTTCGACCAGCTCTTGAATGAGAATTGATCGTTGCCATGTTGGGTCTATATGTGGACTGGGTAGGAAGTTTGTTTTCCGAATAATTGGTTTAACAGGAACGATATCACCGTCTTTTATAAGTGTGCTTTTCGAGACCTCATAAACCAGTGGTCCTACATACCAATATATTAGCGGCGTTAAACCATCACGCCTATCATGAGTTGCAGACAAGCCTAAACTGTAAACACAATCGAATGGTGTAATAGCTTGTGTGAATGTGCTTGCTGGAACGTGGTGGCATTCATCAACTACCAAGTGCCCGATTTTCGGCGCAATCTCATCGGCACACTTTCTCAACGTTTGAACCAAAGCAATTGTTAGGCGATTACCCACAGACCTTGAGCCTTGTCCGATTATGCCGATTTCCTGCTCGTTTATGCCAAGGAATTTGATCGCTCTTTCGACCCATTGTTTTGCTAAGGCAGCAGTGTGAACGATCACTAGCGCTGGTTGTTTGCGCTTTACAATGGCATATAACGCCATTACCGTCTTTCCGCTGCCAGTGGGCGAACAAATGGTTGTAAATCGTCTTGACAGAATGGTTCTGACGGCTGGCTCTTGAGCTGGTTTAAGCTCCCCCTTGAACTGGAGATCAATCGGTGTGAGTTTTCTGGTCTGGTCAAGATAAGGCAAGTTGGTGAATTTGATGATCTCAGATGCACATCCTCTTGGGATAATCAATTGATTGCCCTTTTGTAACCAACCGCGTATGTATTTGGGCACATTACGTGGTTTGGCATCATGTTTCCCCATTGCTCTGAGGCGACGTAATGCTTCATCGTAGGCAGGATTCCGGAACGTGAATCTGGTCTTGATTTCATCAGCTACACCTTCGCTGATTTCAGACAAATTAATTTTTATGTGATTTGAAATTATCATGATTACACCTCTTCTAGTTCTTTGAGCATAAGCTTAATCTCATTGATGGCGGTGTTTATTGTTTCCCATCGCCAATTGTTGTTGTTGCGAAGATATTTTTTTGTATTGGTAATGGTTACCGTCACATGTGGTAGTGTGAAATCACACAATTCTTCGGGTGTTAAGAGTATTAATTTGATTATCTCACGTGCATCCTTGCTGAGGCTGTTTATTGCATTTCTGAACGAAAATGTTCTGTCAGGGGATGGCATCGTTTCATTTGGTAAGTTTTCATAATCATCAATATTTTCATGCAAGATAGATGGATTTTGTTTCTTTTCAATCTTTCCCATTTGGTCGCGAATTGTCCACCAGAGGTGTGTGCTGAAGGCACTCTTGGTGGGATTCCATGTTTTTGAGGCAAGACAGAACGCCAAGTTACCTTGGCCTACCAAATCATCATAATCCAAATCTGGGTTTTTCTTCAGTCTGCGCCAAGCCTCATTCCGAATCAAATCGACATAATCATTGTAATTTACCATCATATGCTCCTCTGATTCCACTTTGGTGGTTTTAGTAGTCTGTGTGTGAGAAGTTCTCATTTTTCGTTCTCCTTTGTGATTGTTTTAAAATGGTATTCGTTCGTTTTATTCCGTTGTTTTAGAAAGAAGAATTCCATCCTCTTTAAGGATCACTGATATTGGCACTGTTGAGTAATTACACAACAATTGCCTTATGTAGGATTGATCTTTTTTTGGAATTTGCAAAAGGAATGTTTCTCCTTTCTCCAAATTGTGTTCTAACTTTTTTAGTATATCCTGTATCACTTTCTTGCCCATCATTTTCCTCTTTGTGAAGGTTGCTAGGGAAATAGACAATCTTCACCGTCATTTCCCACTACATGCACGCAGGAGTGTGTTTAATTGGCTCAATTCTGGATTGTGTCAATATTATACATTATGTCCATCTTTTAGACTAATGCATTTTCTTCACCATCATTTCCCTATGTGAGATTATTTTCCCTTTCCCATTCTGTTATGAGTTTGTGGTAAAAGTCCGTTTTGGAATAGGATGCACTTACCGTCATTCCAACTCTGACAGCACCATTGGGGCCCACGAAGGTGAAGATTCCAAATTTTTCTGTTGAGTGTGAGAATTTTCTGTATTTCGTTTTTGAAGGGTGCTCCTTAGCACCAAGCGCTTCTTCTAGAAAACGGATTACACGGTCTTGGAGAGTTTTTGGTTGCCCCTTGCGAGGGCCCGATTTGAAGACGTTATAGAGTTTGCTGGATTTTTTCATAACCTTCCTTCCTTCTCGATCAGTTCATTTACTGATGATTCAAATGTTCATATTCTTTTGTGTGGATGGGTATTTCTCCATTTTATCAGCCCCCAAATATCCACCACCAACAAAACCAACTGGTCATAATCACCAGAAAGAAGACTATGTCCAGAATAAAGTTAATCATGTTGACCTCCTGGTGCTACATTCAGGAACTCATCTACTAACATTTTATAATCATTGAAACTCTGAATATAGAGATCAAACTGTTGCTCCAAGAACAGAATTCTTATCTGTAACTCTTGGATTTTCGCGTTAGCTTCTTCTGCAGGATACCACATCGGCTCAGCGATATGATTACCATCAGCGTCGTATTTGTAGATGATATCAGTCATTTTTAGACCTCCAATTTGGTTGCTTTTTGTTTTGCAGCCACCAGCTGGTAATTTTCTACCTAGCCGTGGCGGAGATATGATAATAACCAATACTGTTCCCACTTCTCCATTTCTGGCCAAAATGGAGACTCTTTGAGTGTTTCCCAAATTTCTTTTCGTGTCATGGTTGCCTCCCATTCAATATTATCAGTAAACACATGATTAGTATTCCAAAAAAACCACCGATGAAAAAGCCAATGATAAATGATAGCATGTTGGGACTCCTTTCTTTGATAACCATAAAAGTGTGTTTTTAACAATCGCTCGCATAATGGACAATCATCTGGAAAATAAGGACAGTGTCCACTACCGTCTTTCTGGCAATCAGTATCACCATCACTATCAGATATATCATAGTTTGTTTGCGGCCATCATCAAAGTCCTTTCTTCGATGATGGCCAAATGATCGTCATACCAGATTAACCTCCTTAATGGTTAAAGATCAATCAGCATTACTCTCTTGCAGCGTGTAAAGTCTATAGCTGCCGGCCGGTAAAGTTAATGTTGGGTGGCTGGTATGGTTTACCACAATATCATGATCGGAAACTAGCCATTGTCCATTGCGGTTTAGACTAGGACTGGTTATCGTGTGTGACTCACGCACCGTCCACTCAGAAGGTTGTGGTTCTAGTCGAATTCTTGGTGGTATTTCAGCTGGGCAGAAGAGCAGATCACCCTGGCGGTGGCAGTTGGTCAAATTAGTCTTGGCAATCCCGAAGAGCACCCCCATAGCATCCTCTACAGTCGTATCATAGGCAATTGGAGGCCATGCGTAATCTGCATTCTGCGTGAAATCAACATAGTGCCCCCATTCATCACCATTGTCGTCAATCCCACATAGGTAGGCATGGCCTGTCGGTGTCAGAGAGTTGTACCCCAGGTAGTTGTCCAATTCGACCTCGAGGAACAAGGCTGCTCTCCAACGTTTACTGACGTCAGCTAAGTAATTTTTGGTAAAGGGTGGGTGGAAATAATCCTTTAGAAGATCACGGTCAACCTCCCAGAATCGGCCTTCAGCAAGAGCTTGGCGTTGGGCGGCTTTGGCAGCTCGGCAATTGGTGACGTAATCACTGTTGGCTTGGCGTAGCATAGGTAGGATAGTTTTCTGTTGTTCCTGCAAATCTGTAATTTGCTTTTTCGCTTGGGAAATATGGTGTTTTCTGGTAACTTTTCGGTAAGCTTCCAGGAACTCCTTAGCGACTTCGTTTTCAAAAGCTTCCTTGGCTTCGGCTCGGCGGATTGGGCCAGATTTGGTGCGGTTGCTGATCTTGAGCGTAAATCTTTTCTCATCATTGGCGAGTGTGGCGATGCTGTCAATTTTATTCCTCAAGAGTGAGAGTTGCCATCTGTGATTGCGTCCCTCATCTGTGAGCGCTTTAGGGTAATTAATGTGATCTACTGGTAAATCAATTTGCCAGTGAGCCATCAGCCGTAATTCAGCTTGTACTGAGTTATCAATTATCTCAAAGCATGCCTTGACTGGTGTTTGCGACTCACAGATTGACTTGATTTTTTCTGATAATGATTTTTCCATGGTAATCTCCTTTTCTTCATTTTGTTCACTACTTAGTTGGTAACTGCTGGTTTTACAGTTATCCAGTTTCTACCGATTTTCAGTGCGATGGAAGCGTGTTGGTCTTGGATAGCACATCTTAATTCACTCGCTATCCGGGCATCATTTACAGTTTCGTGCTTGGCCTTACACTCCATTTTATCACTATCCCAATATTCACAATCGCTGTCGCTGCATTTTCGGAAAACTCCAAAAATCTCACAGTATTCATATTCTGCAGACGTCCCATATTCGATCATCCACTTCTTGCCTTTTTGGCTAAAGACTTTCCAGGTTCTGTGGCTTGAATAGTGTGTTTCGATCTTGATCTTCATAACAACCTCCCTGGTTTTATTTTTTGAATTCTGTGATGTGAATCTTGAGATTCGCACTAGGTAATTCCAGAATATTCCCATCCCACTGAGGGTGGTGTTCATTGGACGCGTGTCTGGAGAATTCAGTTTCTGCCACTTGGCGGGCAATATTCTTGTTTGCGAAAATCCCGCAAACTGTGGAATTTTCGCCAATTTCCTCATAAACCATATAAACTTTTTCCATCTATTCTTCTCCTTGGGTAATCACACATTTTATTCTTTGAGCAATAGATTAGTTCACATAAAAGAGAGAAGTTAAGACTTCTGATCTCGTCTTAACTTCTCTCTTTTTTTCACATGTCGTCCACTCTCCAAAATCCATAATCTGCGCCATCACCTAGGTGAGCGCCGAAATAGTATTTTGGAGCAGCAAAATCATTAAGCATATCAATAAGAGTATCCAGATCATAACCTGCTTGATCGGATTGAAAATACTCTTCTGTGTCCATGCGGTCACTTACCTCACGGACAAAATCTAAATATCTCTTGTTTCTCCTTGGCCCGTTGGCTCGAGCCAGACCCTCCAACTCCTCGATAAAGACTGGGATTAAATCCTCAGCGAGCGTGGTGCCACAACTGATGCTACCAAAATCATAGACTTTTCTTCTCATCTTCTTCTTTCCTTTCATTTTCTTCTCCTTTCTTTCCTTTAGAAATTTTCCTAGTGGGAGGCTGATCGTTTCAAAACAACCAGGCACCACAATTTCTGGGATCAAACATACCATACCAGGAACATGCCCCCATGTTGACCAAAAGGGGGCTGTCGCTTCCACTGATGATGATAACTTCTTCTTCATTGAGCTCAGCAAGGTAAAAATCTGCATCCTCAAGAGCTTCTGCTAGCTTCGCTTGGTGGATTCCACGAAGCATTTCCAAAACAACCTCACGGTCAATAATTCTTTCTTTTTTCAATTCCATCTTCTCTCTCCTTTCTTAGAACTTATCAGACAAAATTTGGTTAAGTCTTTTGTTGATTTCTTCTTTGTAGAGGGATAAGTCTTTCTTATTCTGGCTGATATTCCGACTAATAAGTTTTAACCGTTTACTCCTTTCCTCGTGGGATTCATACACTAAGGCCGCGATTAAATCCTCTTTGTTGTGTTTGATTGTTTTGACCAAGCGCTCGGTGTTTAAAAGGAGTTCGGAAATTTCCATGTCCTGAATTTTCTCCGTTAAGTCTTTTTCCATAAACTTTCCTCATTCATAGGCAATAATGTTGATGTAGTCATGAACTTGGCCGCAGACACAACAAGCGGGATAATAATCCCATTCGTCACTCGCGAAGATAGGTGTGACGTCATCATTATCGACTGTCACTCCAGATGGAAGGCAGTCAATGCAATAAACATCGTAATTGAATACAACTGCTTCAAAGTGATATGATTTCATTTTTTCTCTCCTTTTTCTGCAATCTCTACTGGCCACATATTGGAGGAAAGTGTTTCCTCCACGGATAGAATTTTTGAGAAGTTACCCTTGGAAACTTCTCTCCATGCACTTTCCTCGCTTGTAGCCATGACTGTCCATACCTGCCGAGTAAGGTATTCAGTTGTTACTTGGTAAGTTTTCATTTTTCAGTTGCCTCTTTAAGGGATTATTTCTTGGGCGGCAATACCACTTCCACGCTGTAGGTAGTGTAGGTATGCCAATGGGTGGCTTCACCAAAATGAAATTTCGTCATGGCTTCAGCCTTATCGGAAGCTTCAGTAGTCCACTCTTCACATTCCACTTTTTTCACTTTTATAGTGTATGTTTCCATTTGTTCTCTCCTTTCCTCTGTTTTTAATTTCCTTATAACATAAAAAAATAATTTTGTCAAGAAAAATTTTTAACCCATAGGTTTTAATTCTTTGATTGCCACAAGCGCATCTTTGCCGCAATATGGACAGTACTCCATTGCATAATCACCAGGTTTTTCAAGCTTTACCCTGCCCAACCTCGTGACAATATAACAAGGAACGATACATGCATTAGTTTGGTGCTTGGCAGTGACACAATCACACCCTTCATGATATATCATCCCTTTCCGGTGAAATGTCCATGTATCAGAATACCTAGCTTCCATGTAGATTTTATCTGATTCAATTAAGGCGGGTAAGATTAAAGTGGTGTAAGTTTCCTTGAATTTCTTAAAGGTATAATTGTTAACTTTCCACCCCGTTAAAATTTCCTCTCCCTTACCATTACAAGCACTAATAAGAGTAGTGTTTACCTTTTTCATGCCCCTTCCCTTTCTGTAGTGGTTTTAACTTTAAAATACCTTTCCAGATATTTCTACTCTCCCATACCTATACACTTGTGTGTTGCCTAAGCATATCCTTTCTGGTCTGTTTGGTTTTTAACCCTTTTCCATCTTCTCTCTCCTTTCTGGTTTTTTTGATTTTTTATAACATAAAAAAATAATCATGTCAAGAAAAAAAATTTAGTCTAGGGTGATTTTTCCATATTTTTTGAGATTGTGGACTCACTACCTTGTTGTGTGCGAATATTAGTGTATTTATATGATAATTCCTGCTTAGATTAAGTGTGGGTGTGTTTGTGTGGGGGTGTGTTTGTGTGTGGGGGGTGGGGGGTGGTGCCCACACCCATGCTAGTGTTTGTTGTTGGATAACCAAATTAAGACTATTTACTGTATTTTTTTGCCCGTTTTTGCCGGTTCGCGAATCTAGTTGAAAGATCATTAAGTTTTGATATGGTTTTATCGGTATGGTTGTGGTGGGTTGGGTTGGGTGTTCCGCTTCGCCTAGGGATAGAAATCGCTTATAGTCTAGATTCCTTTTGTGATCTATGCCATTTTATGATCTAGGTTTTCCCTTTCCCCGCTCCGCCTAGGGATAGAAATCGCTTATAGATGATTATATTAGGATCTAGATCATTTATGATCTAGATCTATCTATGATTATAGGTGGCCATTATTATATTAAGTCTATCCCATCGGTTCTGGTTTTTGGTGAATCTACTCCATCCAGGGAACCATTCGTGGACAATCACTTTATAGTCTAGATACCTTTTATGATCTAGATAGTTTATGATCTTTCCCTTTTATGATCTAGATAGTTTATGATCTTTCCCTTTTATGATCTAGGTTTTTCCTTTTATCCCGCTTCGCCTAGGGAGAAAAATCGCTTATAGGTAGTTATAATAAGACTTAGTATCAGCCAACCATCCAAAGAATTCTGCTTCGCCTAGGGAGAAAAATCGCTTTATAGATGATATTCTTTTGTTCTTTTACGATCTATGCATTTTACGATCTAGACTTTTCCCTTTTACGATCTATGCATTTTATGATCTATGCATTTTATGATCTATGCATTTTACGATCTAGACTTTTCCCTTTTACGATCTATGCATTTTACGATCTAAGTTTTCCCGCTCTGCCTAGGGAGAAAAATCGCTCGGTACAATTATTATAGTAAGACTTAGTTTTATCTCTGCATTTGGGATAGGTAAGGGGCTGATAGGTAGGTAAGTAAGTAAGTAAGTAAGTAAGTAAGTAAGTAAGTAAGTAAGTAAGTAAGTAAGTAAGTAAGTAGGTAGACTACCCAGCCCCTGGTAGGTAGACTACCCTGTCCTTGGGATAGACTACCCTGTTCCTGGGATAGACTACCCTATCCCTGGTAGATAGACTACCCAGCCCCTGGTAGGTAGACTACCCTGTCCTTGGGATAGACTACCCTGTTCCTGGGATAGACTACCCTATCTCTAGGGCAAATAAAAATCCCAGATCAGAAGTTTCTCTGATCTGGGATTTTAAGGGGCTGGATGGCCGGCCAGCAGTTAGTCTTCGCTCTTACCCTCAGCCATCCAGACGATATCATATCTAGGCGAGCCGCTGTGGACTAGCTCGCCCATGCTCTCGAAATAAAATTTTTCTACAGCCTCCGCCAGATCGGTGGCCATAACCTTCCGCACCTCATACGAGGTGCATCTAACTTTAACTGTGTAAACTTTTCCCATTTTCTTCTCTCCTTTCTTAGTCTTTTCCTAAGACTTCGACCGCCCACACGAGGTTTTGGATTTCTCCCTTGATCTCCCATAACTTCTTACTCACCCTGAAAATTTCTTCTCTTTTTTCCTTGGGCGGGTCTCCAATAACTCCCAAAATTTCGATCGCATAGGCGAGATTCAAAGTCTCGTCTCTGACATCCCTTAATCTTTTGGCCGCCTTAAAAATTTCTTCTTTTTTCATATCCTTCTCCCTTTCTGTTTTTTAATTTCTTTATAACATAAAAAAATAATCATGTCAAGAAAAAAAGTGATCTTGGGGTAAATTTTTTTGTGTGCAGCTAGGTAGGTAGGATAGACTACCTATCCCTTGCAGGTAGGTAGGATAGACTACCTATCCCTTGCAGGTAGGTAGGATAGACTACCTATCCCTTGCAGGTAGGTAGGATAGACTTCCCTGTCCCTAGGCAAATAAAAAATCCCAGACCAGAGAAGCTTCTGGCCTGGGATTTTTAAGGGGCTGGGAAGGTAAACTACCTTCCCAGGAAGTCTACTCGGCCTTGGGGTACTCTCCAAAGCCAATTGTCTGCAGAACCTCGACAGTCCAAAGTGGGTGAGCTCTTTTGAGCTCGTCCGCTAATTCCTGTTGGTAGCGCCTAACTTCCTCCACCACGGCTTCGGGAAGGTGCTCACCGAAACCGTGGTAGTTGGCCGCCAGAATTGCCCATTCCCTAGTCGGGAAAGGACCGTGGGCGCAGTACTCGCCGGATCCGAGCTCGAACCCGGCATACCAGCCGGGATTCTGGCCGGTATAATACCGGACGAGATAATAACCTTCCGAGTTCTCCTTGTAGCGACTCCAAACAACCTCTCCAAACTTTTCCATATGCTCTCTCCTTTTCTCTTTTTTTTAATTTCTTTATAACATAAAGAAATTAAGATGTCAAGAAAAAAGTGATCTTGGGTAAGTTTTTGGGATAGGGAGACTAGTAGACTTCTCAGCCCCTGATAAATAGGTAGGTAGACTTCCCTGTCCCTAGTAGGTAGACTTCCCTGTCCCTAGTAGGTAGACTTCCCTGTCCCTAGTAGGTAGACTTCCCTGTCCCTAGTAGGTAGACTTCCCTGTCCCTAGTAGGTAGACTTCCCTGTCCC